GGAGGGGAGGGTCCCTAGCAGCTATCCTTTTTCCATAACTGCTCTGTTCTGTGTTCTGCATTGCTGTTGCTTTGTGTGTTTTTGTGTTGCTGTTGCTCTCTGTGTTTTTCATCCTCGTTCTTTGTGTGTTTTTTTCTTTGCCTTGTTTTGTTCTCATTTTTTTGTGTGTTTTGGGTGTGTTGTTTTTTGTGGTGTGGTATGATGTGAGTATCAGCCGATAAGGAAGGAATCTAAAATGATTAAACTCCAGCCGTACAACCAAGGCGAATACATCTGTGACGCATACCTCATCATCGACGAAGAAAACGCAACCGCATACGTCCGCAACATCGATAACGGAATCAACTTCGACATTGAAAACCTGAACCGTGTGGGAGGCATCCTATTCACCCTCCGACTTGAAATGCTCAAACGAGGATACCGACTCGGCAAATTCAAGCCGGACTACACCACCGATGGCGGTTACAATGTGGAAGTCTACGAACGCAAAGCCTGAAAATACTCATACTAGCCCCGCCCGCAAGGGCGGGGCACCCAACTGAAAGGATAATTGAAATGGTTGATATCGATAAGAAGATTGCTACGTTCCATTCTCCGTTTAGGGGCGGTGACGTTGGATTATGGTATTGCGCTCACCGCAATGTGTATGAACTTCGGTATGATGTCCGATTTTACTCGATGGACGGATTGACTGATGCAGTTGCATTAACTCCGTATGACGCATGCGACTATGATCAAGTGGTTGGCATCATCGTCGATGCTACTAACTTGGCGTTCACTCCGCTTTTGGAAAGGAATTAGCCGTGTATTTTCGTGGTTGGATTCATTCGTGGACATGTGGCAACTGTCCTGACGCTGATGCGTACTGGCGTTTGCGCGCTTTTTGGGCTGGTGCACGGCATAGGCGTAGCGCTTATAATCCGCCGAAACGGTGCTTTGATAAGGCTGTGTGGTTAAACATGTGGTTGTATGGTGCTGAGTTTAGCAAGGATACATTGGAGTTTTAATTATGAAATTGAAGAATCTGAATTTTGATGACAGTGACAAACGTACGAACTGGTTTGATGATGGCGTGCTGGATGATGACCGTGTGCGCCGTGTCATTCGTGGTCGTCGGCGTAGGTTGCACTTGCGCGAATATAATCGAGGAGAGGGCGATTGGGAAACATTATGCCGTAGTATAACACTGCTTAAGAACTTTTATAAGCCTCAAGGGTCGCAAGTAGCGTTCGCCGACGGGGTGGAACATGCGGCAAACGTTTGCTTATCACTGTCCCCTCGCACATCCCGCATCGGTGCGTTGGCGCGAACTCAGGATATTGAAATGCTGGGCGGCGTTATTTATGCTCCGGCTATGGTGGCGTGGTGCGCCGTCTGTCATGTTAAGGGTGCGACATGCTATGAAATGTGCAAGGTTTGGGATGGCAACGAATTTGCTCAGACCGTTGTCAAAATCGCGTGTCGTTGTTTTGACAATCTGACAGATGTGCGGTATACTGATGAAGACATTGCAAGAATGTCACAACAGCAGCAACAATAAGGATAGTATGATTATGGCATGCATTAAGAGAGTCAAGCATTACAGTATTGTGCGCGGCATCACGCGCGGTGAAAACGGTGAACTCGTTGATACTGAGGTGATCGTGAATGGCGCGTGCCGTACGGCTGACATGGCTATGAAGAAAGCCCACAAAATCAACAAGGACATGCTACCTATGTCCGCCGAATATCATGTGCAGGCAACGCGCATGGATGAGGCGATTTATTGGGCTAATTGTGAATTTGGAGATGATACCACCGTTGAGTATCCGGGGCCGGTTAATGGCAACGTGGTCGAAGATGATATTATCACCGAGGAAAATAATTAATAATCCCTATCAGGAAAGGCAACACTAATGGCTGACAACGAACTGACCGTAACGAACGGCAACAACTTTTCTGCGAACGGCACTAACGCCGTATCTCACTTCTTCGACACTTCCACGATGGACGGCAAGATGGCACTGTACAACGCCATGCAGACCGCCGATAAGGTAGATGAACACCTTAACGAGCCGCTGCACGTCACCAACGTGCTGGCGCAGGCTATTGAAGTCGCCAATCAGGAGACTGGCGAAATCAATTCGTCCACCCGCGTCGTCATTCACGCGGAGGAAGGCGATTTCGCCGCCGCCTCACCTACGCTGGCGCACGCATTCGGCAACCTGTTCGCCATTTTCGGCACGCCGGACACGTGGAATCAGCCACTTGCTCTCAAGGTGGTGGAAAAGAAGAGCCGCCGTGGCTACAAGTTCTTTGACCTTGAACTGGTGACGGAAAACAAGCGCAAGTAACACTATTGTCCGCACTGTATGATATCATGGCAATGTCCCTATAGGGATGTTGCCGCCAGACTCACCCCCCGCCGTTCCATCCTTGCGGCGAGGGGTGTTCTTTACTCACGGGAGGGACCGTGGCAAAACGCAAAAACCGCCGACGCGCTGACAATCTGAAACGCAACGCCGCAATCAGGTCGGCACAGGTACGCAGAGACCGAGCGGTCAGAGATTACAGTACCGGACAACTCCCTAAGAAAATCACCGAAACGTTTTTAGGGAATCTCAGTGCCCAACAGCTTGAGCAGGTCGCGCGACGCATTGGGCAGGAGTTCGGAGAACAACAGCAAGCCTTAAGAGCACGAGATAACGAGCCGTATCAGGTCGTTCCTGACATCCACGTCACGAAACTTGACCGTGAGATGGCCGCGCGTCCGCTGATAACCGATGCGGAAATCGCCGCCGCCCCGTCGAAACGTCGGAAAACATTACGGCAGCAGCAGCGCCGCCGAGTTGAGGCACGGCAGAAAATCAAGCGTGCTCAACAGTTCGAAGCCTTGAGCATGGCCCGCTATGCCGTAGGGGAGGTGCGTGAAATGGAACGCGCGGGGGAATCTCCGTTCGATGTGTTAGGCACTCACACGGTCGGCGGTTCGGCACGTGACGAACTCATGCGAAGCCGTGCGAACGTGTTCGGCACAGAGCGTGGTATAAGCCATGCACGTGCGATGATACGAGAAGGGAGCCGTAGGAAACTGGAGCGAGAAGTGCTAGAATACGCCGGACTTATTGGACGTGCGCCATTACGCGCGGGAATTAGGCGTATTTCCGAGGATGAGGGTGTTTCGGATTTTGATAAGGTCGCGCAGCAACTTGAAGCTTTCGATTTCAGCGTAGCTCAAAGATTCGCTTCTTTATCGAACCGCCAAAAACGATGGCTAATAAACAACACGAATTTTAGCGTTGTCGTGCGTGAGGCAACGTGGTATAATGATAAGGCACACAAATGGGAAACTAAATCGGACGCGGGAGATGTAGAGACACGACTTGACGAATGGATGACCAGCGCGGCAAGACACTAAAAAAAGGATGGAATCATGCGAGAGCGTCGAACGGCGGCAACAGACGGCGCAACACTATTGACGGACGACGGCATAACGCCATTGACGGCGAACGCCGTAATCCGACTGACCATGCTTGACCATCATACGCGCGTATGGTGCGCACATGGCTGGCAGGATATCAAGCCTATAGCGGCTGAGTTACTGAGGCGTCTCCCTCTGCAATTGAATCCAGCAAAAGATGGGGTTTGTGGTACCTTCAACATTCGCGGCCATTTCTATAGTTTCCGCGTGCGTATGGGTGGCATCACCGTGGATTTTCTGGACGTGCGCAACATCACACGCGATGACGGATTGAATGTTTCACGTGAAACATTTGGCGGTGCGGACGACTTGGAAACCACGTGGAACATCGCGCGGGAATGTGACGCCTTGAATCTCAAGGGCACGACCATAGCGTCTATGGCAATGAGCGATTACATCGGAGGAGATTACGCAGGATTCAAGCGTCATTTTCCGCCATTGGATAAAGCGGAATATCATCGGATGCGCCCCGCTTACTATGGCGCGATAGTGTACAGCAGACCGGGGGAATATCGGGATTGCAGGAGTTGGGATGTGAACAGTCTCTATCCGAGTATTATGCGCGACTTTGCCATGCCGGTAGGATCTCCTATCTGGTATGAAGAGGAATATCATTATGACGCTGATTATCCGCTGCATATCGATGTTGTATCGTTCGATGCGCGGCTGAAAGCTGGGAAAACGGCGACACTTACAAACATCCTCCCTGTATGGGGGTACGAGGGCGAACGTATGGACAGTACGCTAGGCGTCGTCACCATGCCGGTGACCGACGTGGATTGGCAGACCTTGACGGAAAACTATGATGTCCATGTGTGGAATTATATCGGCGGATGGAAATTCCGTAAATCGCATGGACTTTATTGCAACTACGTTGATAAATGGTTTCGCGTGAAACAAACCGCAACCGGTGAACGTCGGCAGATGGCGAAACTATTGCTGAACTCGTTGGTAGGAAAATTCGGCGCCTCGCTTTATCGGCCTATGCTGCACCCGAAACCCTCCGGCGACGGGGGTGTGGATTTTACTGTGGACAAACCTGAGTCGGCCAACTCACTCGCATGGCTACCGACCGCCGCATATGTCAACGCCTACGGTCGGCAAATATTGTCACGCGCGATGAATGCGAACGCCGACCGCGTGCTCTACGCCGATACGGACGGCATGATCTTGGAGGGGTCAGACGCGCCCGCAGATATTGAACCGGACGACAAGAAGTTGGGCATGTGGAAAAACGACCACACCTATGAAAAACTCCGCATTCTCGGCAATCGCAAATATTGCGGCGTGGAAACGGACGGCGATACCGTCATGCGGTTGAGCGGCGTGCATCGAGCGGCTCCAATTCCTTACGATGATTTCCTGCCGAGGTCACGCCACCTCAACGATGACGGCTGTTTTTTTATGCTATAATGACTGGTAGCGGAGTGTGCGTCCCAAGCCGATTCAATGGCCCGGCCGGTAGGCAATCGGTAAGGCGATTCGGTCGGATGTAGACGTGCGTAGCCAACGCCCATCGACGGCGAGGGAACCCGCACAGCCCAGCAAAATCCGGCACGGCAGCGTGATTGCTGCCGTGCCATCTACCTTAAGAGGTGATTATGGACGACACCGAAAATGATGACAAGCCGGACACCACGTCCGACGCCGAACCGGACGTGACCGCCGACGACAATACGCCGAATCCGGAACCTGAAACGCAGGATGATGGCGAACCGGAAGACGCGGACGACGACAAGAACGCCGACATGGCCGACCGGCTGAGTGCATTGGAGGCGACCGTGGCGGAATTGTCTAAAACCATTGAGGCGATGCGCGACGCCGCAGCAGACCATGTGCTAAACGATGGCCCCGACGACAATGCGACGCCGGAATCGGCTGAAATGACCGACGACGACTATAACGGCACCTACAGCACTTTCGACGACCTATACGAAGACTGACAATCAGGAAGGAACAACTATCATGGCAACTACTCCCGCGGTGACGCCGAAACAGCAACTTCGACCGCTCACCGAATTCAACAACGCTCAGATCTTGAACATGATTCGCAACGAGGCGTCGCCGGAATATCAGCGGCGAATGCCCTCGGCCACTCAGATGAACATGGATAGGCAGATGGCTACACTCATGTCGTCCACTCAGCTTAAGAACGAGTTTTATTCGGCGCTGGTGAATCGCATCGGCGGCACCTACGTGAACACGTGGCGTTGGAACAATCCGCTCAGTGTTTTCCAGCGTGCGTCGCAAGCGTATGGCGACACGTGGCAGGAAATCGCCGTAGGCATGCCGCTCGCGCAGGTGTACGATCCTAATGCGGAATATCTCGGCGCGGACAACTTCCGCAAGTGGAAAATCGACGTGGATTCGCTCTATCACCGTCTGGACTTTGCTCACTGGTATCCTGCGACCACGGATGACAAGACGCTTCAGCGTGCGTTCACTTCCGAAAACGGTTTGGCTTCGCTCACTTCTCAGATTCTCACATCCTGCTACAATGCGGCTGAAGTTGACTTGTTCGAAGCATTGTGCCACCAGTTCGTCGAGTACGCGAAGCTTGGCGGATATTGGCGTGTCCACATGAACAACGATCTGAACAATATGAGCAGTTCGGAAACCGACGCCCGCGACATGTTGCGCCAGATTCGCGCATGGGCGGACACGCTTAAATTCGTTTCGACCAAGTACAATGCTCGCCATATGCCGACCTTCGCCCGTCCGGACGAACTCGTATTGTTCTGTTCGCCGGAAGTCAAGTCGGCGCTTGACGTGCAGGGCCTCGCCACGGTATTCCAGCGTACGGACGCCGAGCCGACCATCGACCGGATTATCGTCATTCCGCAAGACCGGTTCGGCATGGATGGCGTACAGGCCATCTTGACTACCGACAAGTTCCTGATCGACATTCCCGTCATCAACGAGATGACTCAGCAGACCAATCCGGTCAACATCAATTCGGTCAACCATTATCTGCATGTCCAGCACATCATCTCAGTGTCCGGCTTCGCTCCGGCTGTCATGTTCTGGACCGGCGCCGGTTCCACCGCGAACGTGGTGGCCCCTACCGGCACGCAGGCCGAGACGCCGAAATTCCAACTTAAGCTTGCCATGTATGGCGGTGGCTCGGAAACTCCGAGCAATGTGGCGCGTGGTGGCGCGGTGCAGGTCACTGCCGACACGACTATCGGCAATGACGGCACCGCCACGTTCCGCTCAAACGCGGTCGAGTATCGCATTGGCGACACCGCCAAGCCGAAGAGCGATTACACATACATTTCGCCTACCGGCGTGCTTGTGGTCGGACTTGACGAACCGAACACCACTATTCCGATTACCGCAACCGCCTTGTACACGAATCCGAAGACGCCGGAAGTGCCGGACACCGTGTCCGCGGCTCTGGACGTGCAGGTGGTCGGTGACGGTGTTATCGGATTCAACTCGTCCATCATCGCGTCCATTGCCGTGACCGTACCGAACGTGACCGTAGGACATACGGCGCAGGCTACTGCCGTGGCGACCATGATTGACGGACGTACCGCCGACGTGACCGCACAGGCCGCATGGACGTCCGGCACTCCGGCGAACGCCACCGTGTCCGAGTCCGGCGTGGTGACTGGCGTCAAGGAGGGCGGCTCTGGCATCACCGCCACACTGTTCGGCGTGTCCGGTAAGAAGAGCGTGACCGTGACCGCGTGATATAATAGGAGAGTAGCCGGCTGGCTACTCTCTCTCACGGTGTGATGCAGGACAAGGCCCGGAACGTAATCCACGTGATTGCTCCGGGCCTTGTCATACCGGAGGATAACAATGATTGACGACGCGAATCCTTATGTGGAATCTAATTTTTCGTGGGCGGAGTGGACGCCGAACACGACACTGAAACTCTGCCGCGCGCCGTGGGATGCTTCATATCGTGATATCGTACGGTTTGTTTCACGTGAAACACAGCAGGAATGGTTCGACAAACTGGATGGAGTGGAATGCAGGCCAGCCACTATGCATATTTTCGGCGCCCCCGTTCGTATCGACATGCCATTCAACCAAGCGTCAAACTACAATTATCTTGTAGCCGTCAACGATTACTCCGAATTGGAATCGCCACGCGCATGGTATTACTTTATTGAATCCGTGGAATACGTCAACGCGCACACCACACAGCTCACGCTTATGCTGGACGTATGGCAAAGTTTCCAGTTTGACGTGAGTTTTGGCAGTTGCTATGTGACGCGCGGCCATATCGGCGTCGCCAATGAACGCCAGTGGGACGATTACGGACGTACCACGCTTGCACTGCCGGAGGGCTTGGATACCGGCGCGGAAACCGTCATTACCTCACAGTCGTATACGGCGCTTATGTCCAGCAAGCCAGCACAATCCGGCTTTAATTCGCCAACCTTGGATTATGGTGTCATTGTCGCGGCCACGACCGACCTTGTGGCGTCGGGCGGCAGCACTGAAAAACCATCGCTGAAAACCGCGCAAGGCTCACAGTTCGAGAATCAGTCGAACGGGGCGGGAATTTATTATTTTGACACCGTCGACGATTTTACGCGCGTCATGCAGGCAGGCAGTTCGTATCCGTGGATCACTCAGGGCATTACCGCGATTTACGCCATCCCAAAAATCAGCGCCGACTATATAGCCGACGCCGGACGTGAGGTAACGCAATTTTTTGGCAACGACGTGGCCGGCGTGGTTGAAGGGCATGTGTATACGTTTGCTGGGGAGGCTAAAAGCGATAACAGGTATGATGATATTGTCTCTATCAAGAATTTCCGCAATAACTTTAATATTCCTGAACGGTACCATAATCTAAAAAAACTACAGTGCTATCCGTATAGCGTCGTGGAATGTTCGTGCCTGAATGGCTCGAACATCATCTATCGGCCTGAAGACATCCAGTCTAATGACTTGGTTATCCGTGAAACGTGGAACTACGCGCCACCGTCTCCGCGCCTGAACTTTTATCCGGTGAACTACAATACGTCAGGCGCTTCTGCCATTTCCTCCCCGTCCGGAAACGGCACCGGACTGCCGATTGACGGCGGGGAAATGCTTAACGTCAGTTTCGGTATCACAAACTTTCCTCAGTTCATGGCGGTGAACAACGGAGCATCGCTTGCTATGGCGAACAGTGCGTACTCTCGCGCTTACGCGGAGCAGTCCGCTGGTTGGGCGCAGCAGAAAGCGACCATGAGCGCGGCCAATGCATTATCTCAGGCCGGCACTGCGATTCGTACTCAGCAGGAGATGACTCAGCTGGGTGTTACCAACCGTAACGCTCTGAACGCCATCGCAGCCAATTCGCTTAACCAGTCGTTGGCCATCGGGCAGGCGAACACCAATGCCATGACTGACCTGAATGTCTCCCAAAACAACGCGCGAACCGCGTGGGGGCTGGTCTCCAATGCCGGGAATGCGTTGACGTCAGGGAACGTGGCCGGACTGATTGGCGGCGCCGTCGGCGCCATCGGCGGCGTCGTACAGAACGACATCGCCAACAAGGGACTGTACGCCAGTCGTGATATCGCCAATGATACGGCAGCCGCGAACACCGCCAACAGTGTGGCGACCAATGCGGCGCAAACCTCGCAGGCGAACACTTACGCGCAACGTGCTCAGCAGATTCAGGGCGCGTCCAGTGCCCTGATGGCCGGACAGAACTATCGGTTGGCCACGCGCTTTGCTGAAGGGGATTATGAGAACTCGATAGCTGGAATTAACGCTCAGGTCCAGCAAATGCAGATGACTCCGCCGACTACGAGCGGTGCGGTGGGCGGCGACTCGTTCAACCTCGCTAATGGCATCATGGGCGTGTTGGTGCGTTTCCGCACGTGCGCCCCCAGCGCGTTGCGCTCGGTGGGCGAGTTTATGTTGCGCTTCGGATATTTTGTCCAGCGGTTCGTCACTCCGCCCGCAAGTTTGCAATGTATGGAGAAATTCACTTACTGGCAGATGCAGGAATGCTACATTAAAGGTACACTGCCTGAACAGGCGCGGCTGACCATCAAGGGCATGTTCGAACGGGGCGTGACGGTATGGACCAAACCTGAGTACATTGGTGTGACCGATTGGTCGGATAATGAGCCACTGCCGGGCATTGGCTACGAGTGATATAATGGCGATATGAGTAGGTCTAAAAAAAATCGGGTTGGCGGCGCGTTGCATCCACGTGGCAATTACGCGAAAGCACGCGCCGTCACGCTTGATGACATGTATCTTCATTTGCTGATGGAACTGGCGTTGAACCGTTTCAGTTGGCGCGGATTGCCGCCTACTGTGGATGAACGTTGGTTGGAAATATGTCTGTGTGAATACGGTTGCGCGTTGTTTTTCGAGGACAAGCGTATCGGCAGGTTCCTTGTGACTCAGGCGGGCTATCAGGGCAGATTGAATGTGTATAATAATCCGACATGTTTCGAACCGGTGGGCGTCAACTACCACTACAAGCAGCTCAAGGCCGGTTCGGAATGCATTCCAGTTTGGGATAATCGGATGCGAGTCGGATTCAAGTCGACGTTATGGCAGTACGCGCGGCGTCTCGCTGACATTGATAAGGCGTATGATGTGAATTTGGAGAGTCTTAAGCTGCCGACCATCATCACAGCCGATCCGCGTACGAAGCTCACCGTGCAGAACATGCTTCAGCAACGGCAGGACGGTCAGGATTATATCATCGGATACGACTCGCTTGATCCCGGCAGCATGTTCCAACCGTGGCCTAATACTACGCCTTATTTGTTGGATAAGTTCGTCCAGCAAAAAGCGCAGGTGACTAACGAGGTGTTGGGATATCTCGGTATTCAGTCGTCCGGCACGGAGAAAAAGGAACGGCTCATTTCGGATGAGGTGGCGCAAGCCAACGAGAAAGTTGACGTGTTCCGACTGAGTTTCCTTAAGGCGCGGCAGACTGCGGCGACCGAGATCAACCGATTATGGCCGCAGTTGAGCGTGTGGGTGGAGTATGCGGACGCGCAAAGCTCCGGCGTGCCAAACGCGCTTGATCCAAGCGCGAGCGGCACGACGGATATCGACATGCCGGCATCATATGACGCGGGTATCGGAGGTGTATTGTGACACAGGATTTTAGCGCCTACGCGATGGCGGCGCCCGGAGAGTACACCGAAACTCTCGGCAATCTCATCGCATTCGGCTACGATACGGACGATAAACTACATCTTAGTACCGATTATTATCCTATTTATGACGAGAACCATCGTGCGGAGTTGAATGAGAAAATCATCCGCCATTATGCGCTTAGAGAGATTGGTCAGGAAACCGCGCAACAGTTCATCTTCTATTTAGGTATGACGATGGCGGAAATCATGCCGTATTTCAATGAACGCTATCGGACGCTGGATATGGAATACAATCCGTTGGATTCAATGGATATGACGACGGACAGCGAGAACGGCAGCGAATCCCAATCGTCCGGCAAAGCGTCCAGCGCACAGGATTCAACCAGCTCTAGTACGTCCAAGTCGGATAATTCCAGCACCACCACGTCCAAGAGTTTTGATAGTGACGTGCCTCAGACCGGCGTCGTAGGAGACTTCGCCCGCTACGCCTCGCATGCGAACGAATCGCAGGCGGACAGCAGCGGCACGGCATCCAGTTCACAGGATTCAACCAGCCACACCACGGCGCAGAGCGCCACCGACTACCAGCATGATTCAAGCAATTCCAAAGGCAAGAGTCGCGTGACCGGACGCAGTCAGAGCGCCATGAGTCTGATTCAAGAGTACCGGCAGGCGATCATCAATGTGGATATGGAAATCGTGCGCAGTCTCGAACCTTGCTTCATGCAGGTTTGGGGTACTTATGATACAATATTCAGTAACTGCCATAACTAGGAGATGGGAGTAATCATGGTTGCCATTAATGCACTGGTTCCACGGCAACGCTTGTTTGACGGGGTGCCTACATCTGTTCCGTTCACTTATCGTGACGGGTTGACAACCTTACAGTTGATTGAATGCTTGCGCCACAATCTCGATATCACCCAGCGCGACTTAAGCAAAGTCGAAGAGGCCACAGCCGATCTAGCGGTATCCGTAGACAAGGCTTTCGCGGATACCGTTGCACAGCTTAATCAGGACATGGCCGCGTTGCGTGCGGAATTGCTCTCGCTGATCCATGAGATGAAGCAGCAGGGTGTGGCGACATCACCGGTCTACGGTGTTACGCAACCGCTCGAGCAAGTGTTGGGCGGCATGTACGACAATTCGCGCATTCATGGACTGTTCTTCGGCGATTATGACAAGATGCGGCTCACCGCGCAGGAATACGATGGACTTACTCTTAATGCCCGCGAATACGACTTGAGAGCAACCGCCGTTGACAATTGTGTTCCCGGCGATTTTCCGGGCCGCTCACAATTCCCCTACGGCAAGAGCATGCCTGAGAATCCACCCGCCGACATGTCGTTCATCACGCAATCGGAAGCGGATGCACGATATGTCGAACGCAATCCAACCGCAGACAATTTCGATAGGAAAGGATAATTACCATGACTGCGACCAACAAGACAGCAAATTACAAACTTAGCCAGTTTGTCGGCACCGACCGTCCAACATGGCTCGTTGATTACAACGGCGACATGGCGAAGATTGACGCGCGGATGAAGCAAAACGCGGACGATATCGCATCTGCCGCCGCGGACAGGCTTACGTCGGTGTCGCACACCGACGATCTTACCGGCAAAGGTACGTCCAATTCTCCGTTGGGCGTGGCGAGCACCGTCGCCAAGAAGGCCGATATTCCGGACGTAAGTAGATTCGCCACCACCTCCGCCCTTACTTCCGGGCTTGCGGGCAAGGTCGATAAAAACGCCTCGCAGCCTGGAACGCTCGGATTGACGGCGACCGAACTTGATTCTATGTACAAGGACGCGAACGGCATCGTCCGCATTGGTAACGCTAAAGCCTAGAAAAAGGAGAACAACAATGTCCACCACACAGCATACCGGACACTACAATCTGCCGACATTTGGCGACAATCCAAACGACCGTCCGTCATGGCGCGGCGATTTCACCGACGCTATGACGAAAATCGACAATCAGATGTACGCCAACGCCACCAACATCACCACGGCGACGGCAGCGGCGAACAACGCAACCGCGTCGGCGGGCGAGGCTAAGACAGCGGCTAACGTCGCCACAAACCTCGCGCAGGCCAACAAGAACGATATTGCCGACTTGGATGGCTATTTCGGCAAGCTCGGCGTCACGTCGGAATCAACCGCGCAGCAGCTTATGGATACCATCAACGGCAAGGCGGAGGGTACCGAACTGACCTTGCTTAAGAGTACCGTATCTTCGCTATCCAGCACGGTTAATACCAAGGCGAACACCTCCGATGTGTACACCAAGAGTCAGGCTGATACGACGTTTACCAAGCAGGGCGGATATTCCGGAACCGCGCAGCAGTTGAACCAGCGTATTCGTGCGCTGGAAACGACGCCACAAGACCAGCCGCCAATCTGCCTATGCATCGGAGACAGTTACGCCAATTCGTCCGGGAATGTCAATCCGGACGGTACGGACGCGACCAAGTGGCCGACACAACTCCGCAACATCATCGGCAATGATTATCGAGTTAAAAATTATTCGGTCACAGGTGCCGGATTCAATGTCTCTGGTAAAACGTTCACCGACCAGATCAACAATGCTTACAGCGCTTCGGACATCGATAACGATAATGTGGCGATCATCATCATCGGAGGCGGCCGGAATGATATCGGCACCACGCCGCAGATGGAATCATATGCGGACGCTACGTTCTCCAATGCGCGCGCCAAGTTCCCTAAAGCTCGCATCATCTCCGTGCCTATGCTCTGGCATAATGCCGGTATGGACATGTACGGCCGGCAGAAAGCTTCGGGCGTTGCGCAGGCTGCTGCCAAAAACGGCGTGGAAAATGTTGATTGGGCTTGGACATGGAATATTGGCAACGATTCTAATTTCCCAAGCGGCGACATCCACCCGAACGCAAACGGCTCGAAGGTCATCGCATCCTATATGGCCTCCGCGATCCGAGGCACCTATACCGGACGCTACGAAGCGGCCACCCTCTCTTCATCCAGCGGCCGTGTACATAGCAATATCGTGGCGTCTGGTGGCATGGTTTTCGCAACACTTTGGGGCGAGGATGGATCCACAAATGCCGAACTGCAGGCCGGTCTTACGTTTCCGGGCTGGGCCAGAGTGGCCGCTGGTTCCTCGCCCAACCAGTTCAGGACGTGGGGTGCGGGCTTGACTAACTCCGGCTCCGCCATAAGTGGCTGGCTGTTAAGCGACGTGAATTCGGGAACGTCCGGCGCTCCTAGGATCACCTACTTCGGAAATACTGCCGCAGGTAACAATGGCTGTTTCGTATGTTATCCGTGGTGAGTGTTTTCGCTTGAAGATCTAATCCATATCCCGCTCGGTATACCGGGCGGGGTATGCTATTATCATGGACAATACGGCACTATACGCGATGTACGTTATCGGCACGGTGGAAAGCAATTGCGATTGGAGCGCATGCAATTATGTTGACGCCATCACTATTGGCATGATGCAGTGGTACGGCAATCGCGCCCGCAATCTACTGGAACGCGGCCGCACAGCCGACCCGAACGGATGGACAACGTTCGCCGCCGCAGCGCCGACACTCACCAGCCAAGTGCAGGCGAACTCTATCAATTGGACGACGCGCTATCTATCCACCGCCGAGGGCAATGCGTGGAAAATGTGGGCGCGACGCGACGAAAACCATGCCTTCCAAGAGTCGCAGTGGGAGGCAGATTGGAACGGCTACCAGTCCACTATGGATGGATATGGGTTTCCGTCAGGGAACGTAAGAGAGCGCATCTTATGGGCTTGCGCCTACCACCAGAGCCCGGCGCAAGCGCAGCGCGTACTTGCATCATGCTCCGCCACGGCCACGCTGGAATTGATTTACACCACCATCTTGGCGGATGGCGTATTAGGCCAGTACCGTAATCGGTATACCACCGCGTACAACCTACTGAAATCGTGGGATGGCACGTCCGCGCCGCCTGACTTCGGCCAGACCTCCGAACCGTCCGACACGCCGGGAGGCGACCAGCCCGGCATCGACGGAAAACCTAGCAGCACCGCGTGGATACAATTGCAAGGCGACAACCTCATATACCATAGCGGAGACAGTACCGCCATTTTCGTAAAAAGCGTCGCACAGACATGGATGTACAAGACTTCCAAATCAACCAAACCGGACGGCGGCCAGACTGGCGGCGGTTCCAGTTCCGGCAGTAGCAGCGAGGACGCGGCACGTGTCGTGGAATGGTTGCGGTCACGCATCGGCAAATACGCTTATTCGCAGGGTGCAGGCCGATTAGATCCCGAGTCGAGCGGGTACGGCGATTGCTCCAGTGTATGTTGGCGAGCGTATCAGGACGTGCTTGGCATTGACGTGGGCACATGGACAGGCCAGATGGCAAGCAAGGGCACTCGCGTCTGCGGCAGCTCCGACACATCGGTGTCGGATGCTATCGCCAAGGCTCACGCCGCCGACTTGCTGTTGCTGGATTGGGGTGCCTATACGCAGGCGTGGGACCATGTGGAAATGTTTACGGCGGACGGCAAGGATGAGACATTATCGCACGGGGGGCCGGGCAATGGGCCGAATCTGTTCACCGCGTCGGATGAAATGAATATGGCGAGCAGGTGGGAGATACGCCGGTACATCACCGATTAGTATAACGGTAAACCGGCAGATATCTACCGGTTCATCCATACCTTATGGTATCATGGATAATATGGAGAGGCTGTTAAGCGAGGGCGATTACTATGATTATGGACGCGTGCTGTCCTATCACGCGCCTTGGATGTTCGTCATCGGCGCGCGCGGCCTCGGCAAAACCTATGGCGCCAAAAAACTGGTCATAGGCGACTGGATAAAAAAACGCTGGCAATTCATCTACCTCCGCCGAACCGCCGAGGAACAGAAGAATAAAGGCACGTGGTTTGCGGATATCGCGGAGCAATATCCAGAGTTAGAATTCAGAGTGTCCGGAAATCAGGCCGAATGTCACTGGCTGGACGACCGTGACGCCACCACCGATAAGCACGGTAAGCAACGCTCGACATGGCACATCATAGGATACTTCATCGCCCTATCGCAGGCCGGACAGGTGAAATCAGTCGCTTACCCAAAAGTCCGGACCATTATCTTCGATGAAATATTTCCGGATAATATGCGATACCTTGGCGGAGAGGTCACGGCGCTTGAGGAATTTTACAATACCGTCGATAGATGGAACGATCGCGTTAGGGTCATCATGTGCAGTAACGCGGTGACGCTTGCTAATCCGTACTTTAGCGCGTTCAGTATCAATCTGAAACCGCAACTGGATAATCATACGCAATATCAACGGTATTGCGACGGATTTATTATGGTGGAACTGGCCGATTACGGCGGGTTCAGCGCCAAGGTCGCCACATCCAAATTCGGACAGTTTTTACGCAGGTATGACGAGAATTATGCGAATTATGCGATCAATAACGATTTTAGAGACAATGCTAATGCTCTCATTAGTGATTTCAATAACGCCGGTTATGCGTTCACATTAAGAACCACCGAATACGGTATTTTCAACGTTTATCAGCAATTAAGCGACACCGACGAAGTCTTGTATATCATCACAAAAAAACAGCCGAAAATCACAAGGGATTTTACGTTTGACTATCGGCTGGTCGATAATAATTGCATGATGCTCAAGCGCTCCGACGACATGACGCAAAAAATACTGAACGCTTATCGCGTCGGTAGATTACGGTTCGAGACCCCGCAAATTAAAGCGGAATTCAGTATGATTCTTGGCGGCTTGTTGCAACAATCAGGCATAAGAAAGTAAGGAATATACATGCCAGTTCATGAATTAATCGTTATCGGCATCGTGTTTCTGTTGGTGCTTATTGATTACGTGACAGGTGTGGTCAACGCAATCATGCACGGCGAATTGTCCAGCGAAAAAATGCGGAAAGGCCTCGGCCACAAGTTCGCATACTTGGCGATTATTTGCGTCGCGTTGATCGTGGAATACGGCTCGGACTACATTGACCTAGGAATCGAACTACCGGTATTCATTCCGGTATGCGTAGGCATCTGCCTAATTGAAATTACGTCGATCATGGAGAATTGCGTAAAAATCAATCCAGAATTAAGCGGCTCAAACATTCTGAACATTTTCAACATCGAAAGGAAGGGAAACAATGATAAAGAGGATTAAAACAACCGCATGCAGTGCGATTGCGGCAGTCGTCATCCTACTGTTGGCATTCGCGCCGTGCGCGGACGCTGCGGACATGATAGACGTGTCTAGTTGGCAGACCGGCATCAACGTCACCACGTCCGGCGCACAAATTGTCGTCACCAAGGCAACCGAGGGCGTCGGATACGTTAATCCCGATTGTGACCGCGTAGTGCAGGACGCTTTAGCGGCAGGGCAAGGCGTAGGCGTCTACCACTTTGCCCACACGGAAAATGATGCACGACGCGAAGCTCAATACTTCATCGACAATACGCGCGGATACGTCGGAAAAGGTATAGTGCCGATACTCGATTGGGAACCGTCCGCTCCGTGGAACACCGACTGGGCGCTCACATGGCTCCGCGCCGTAGAGGCGGCGTGGGGCACCAAGCCAATAATCTACATGAATCAGTCTACGGAAAATGCTTACGACTGGTCGGCGGTTGTCTCCGGAAATTATGGACTGTGGATTGCCGCATATACGCTCGGATACACACCGGTCTACGGATTCAATCCGCCATCGGCGCAACCAACTCTTTACCATTGGCCGTTTGCCGTCGCATGGCAGTACACGTCAACCGGCTACGTTGGTGACTGGAGCGGCGCACTTGACCTAAGCGTGATATATGGCGACCTCAATACATGGTACGCGTACGCAGGTAGCGGACAGATTGCATCCACGCCCGCCCGCCCGCAACCAACGCCACAGCCCAGCAAGCCGACCACCACATGCAACACCAATTGCGTTATCGTCCAGTCAGGCCAGTACGTTTCGATGTTCTGGGCCGACTGGTGGAACGTAAGCGTACCCAGCGGAAATCCGTCAATCGTATATCCTGGAGACAAGGTATGCCACAACGGTGGCGGCAATACCGCAACGGCGTCGCGCACATATGTGGTGCAATCGGGCGACACGCTTAGCGGCATTGCCGCTTGGCTCGGAGTCAGCATGTACAATATCGCCGGATATAGTTCAGGTAATATGAATCTCATTTACCCTGGCGAAACTCTATCCTACTAACATCACGGCATAAAAAAGCCCCGCACCTTGCGGGGCTTTTTTATATGTCAATCGCCGTTGTCAATCGAGACAACATATTTACGGTATCGGCGGCCATTAATACGACATTTCTTCACAAGCTCAAGTTCGTAATCATCACTCAACATAAGCTCTACGCATGAAGAAAGTGCCGACTCGAACGAAACAACACTATCGTTAATGTCACCACAATCTGTGACAGTAGTAGAGATTATTCCCTTGATATCAACCTCATACGAGGTATCTTCTTCAATCTCGCCAACAATAGCATCAAACGTAATCATTTTATTTACTTCCTTCCTTATCGGCCAACAATCACATCATACCAAAAACGACGACAACACCAAAAACGCACACGCAGATAATGAGAACCGAAGCGAACATGTTAAACCTCAAACTGCAAAGCTTGCTCTACAAGACGCGCATTCAATTCCAATTTATCCATATGTTCGATATATGCCACACCCTCGTTTAAATCAAACGAACTATACACGCTCGTCCAGTACCCACAGACGTCATTCCAGACGTAGAAATTATAGTGTGGCGCATAGCCGCCATCATCGTTACAATACTCCCATCGGAAACACCATATGAGATTAGTTTTCATATCAGCGACTTCAAACTTACCTTGACTCTTCATAACCATTTTCCTTCCTTATCGGCCAACAATCACATCATACCACACCACAAAAAACAACACACCCAAAACACACAAAAAAATGAGAACAAAACAAGGCAAAGAAAAAAACACACAAAGAACGAGGATGAAAAACACAGAGAGCAACAGCAACACAAAAACACACAAAGCAACAGCAATGCAGAACACAGAACAGAGCAGTTATGGAAAAAGGATAGCTGCTAGGGACCCTCCCCTCC